GGTAAAACCTTAATGAAGTAAACGATTTTGCTTACACTCCAAAAAAAAAGTTTAAAAAAATGTTCATAATTTGTAACATATTTGCAAATGTTGCGTATATTCGCAGAAACAAAAACAATTTATTATGACAACTCAACAACAAAACACAATCAACAGAATGGTTGCAAGAATAGAAAGAGCAAACGGAAAACAAACTGTAAGCATTTTGGATATTCGTAAAGGACATATTTCATTGTGTGTTTTCAATGTAAGAGATAATGTAGAATCTATCAGGACAACTACATTTTGTGATGTTGAAATAAACACAAAAGGAACTATAACAAAAGGATTTGCTAACGAATTATCACCGAAGCAAGAAGTAAAATACCTTTACATAGATTAATAATCAAGCGGGGGGTGCGCATCCGTAACGCACAAAACAAAAACAATTTATTATGGACAAAGAACAAATTTTAGAACTAATTAGAACCACAGAAGCTGAACTCTACAAGGAATTGCTTGAGTGTTATCAGTATCGTGATGCAAGGGATGCAAAAGATGCGGCTATATTCAGAGCATCGGCTGCTTGGTTTTCTGTCAATCAACTACTTGAAAAAATCGAAGAGCATGAAAACAATTAAATTTCTATTCCAAGACCTCAACCAAGATGAGCGTCAGATTCTTGGTAGTGGCATCGTGTTTATTTTGGGTGCTGCTTTCTTTGTGTACTTACTCGATACAGCCACAACGCATCGAGCAGAGGTTCAGCAAAAGACAGAAGTGAAGCAGAGCTATGAACTCCCAGCTTCATATGGCAAATATTCAAATAGAATTTACAATGAAAAATACGGAAAGTAAATACTGGTTTACAGAATTGTCATCTGACATCGCAACCCACACCATCATCGTTGAAGTTTACACTCGCCAGGATGATGAGAAAATCGGAGAAATCGAATTAATTTATAACTATGACAAAAACAACAATCATGAAACATGGACAATCGAATCAGCAGAATGGGACAAAGAGCTCACCCTTAAAGAATGCGATGACGCAATGCAAGAGCTTATTGACAACGCAACCGAAAACTTCCACGAGTTCGCCTTCGAGTGCTACCACTATGACCCGAGAGATGATGAGTTTGGTTGGTTCATTTAACAAGTACCAGATTGACCGATTCTGGACATCATTCAACCACGATCTATACAATCGAATCTGTGAAATCAAAATGCAAGAGATATGAGATTCAAACTAACATACCAAGTCGGCAAGCAAGTGGTCCAGGAGTGGCTGTTTGTTTCAAAATCACTCGCATACTGGCAGAAGTCAGTGCTGCTGAATTCAGGAAGCTACAACATGGGAAAATTTAAAGTTACACCGTTATGACAATACAAGACCTAATTGACGAAGTCAAGCAAGAAATCGAGGCAAGAGACCTGGCGTATCGCCATGGAGCCAACAACCGCATGAGATACAAAGTATATCAGAAATACTACCTCATGCACTATTTGAGAAAGCATAAGCTAACGCTCCAAGAGATTGGCGATTTATTCGGTCTGAAGCACTGCACTGTGTTGTATGGAGCGCAGCAAGCTGAATGGTTGAAAAAAGACAGGCTATTCCTGAAGATGACTGATGACCTACGCCAGAAATTTGAGAAATACACCGCACTCAACTACCCCATCACAAGAAATCTCATCCATGATGTGATGCAATGTAGCGCATATTGGGAGCTCAAAAAGATACAGACTGACATCAAGCGAGGGGTGTATGGTGAGTTCACAAGCGTGACGGAATGACGATTGCTCTATTGTACCGATTACTGGAGTGATGGCAAAAACAACAAGAGCAAAAAAATTTTGAGAGCGTCATCGTCACGGAAAAACGTTAAGTTGCACAATACCAACGTTTTAACCCTCAAGATTTGCATATTTATCGTCACGCATCGTCACAAAACACCCATTTATCGTCACGAAATGCTTATATTTATACCCCACAAAACAACATTTTATGAAAGTTTCAATCTTTAAATCCCTATTTAACATTAAAGAAACGCCTTTTGAATTGTCCATTCACGAGGTATACAACCGCATCAGACTCGGCAATCCAGAGCTCATTAAAAAAGTATCAACCATACGATCACTGGAGAAGGCTGACCCAGAGCATGACCGCCTCAAGTCATCACTCAATGCCATCATGTTCAATGGTACCTTCACCGAGCGAAATGACAGCAGTCTGGTCGAGCATTCTGGTCTGTGCATCCTGGACTTCGACCAATATCCAACCAAAAAGAAAATGATGGAGGAAAGGAAGCGGCTGATTGCTGACCCTCATGTGATGATGGTATTTACCTCTCCATCTGGCAATGGCTTGAAAGCTGTCATCAGAATACCGAAGTCGGACAAGGTAGAGCACAAGCGCAGATTCACAGCATTCGGCAAGTACTTCCAGAGTGAATACTTTGACACCAAGAACAGCAATGTGAGTCGGGTATGCTTCGAATCGTATGACCCTGACATTTACTTCAATGAGTTCTGTCAGGTATTTGAAGGCATCGAGCAAGACCAAGGATTCAGCTACACCGAGCGCACTCCCATCTGCATCCTATCCGATGAGGACAAAATCATCAGCCTCATTGAGCGATTCGACCATGGATGTCAATTCGAGGAGGGCAGTCGCAATGAATTTGTGTTTAAATTGGCAGCAGTACTCTGCGAGTATGGCATTGGGAAGGATACGGCAGAACAGTACATCTGGACCAAGTATGCTCAAGGCACCAGCTTCAGTGAGCAAGAGATGGTAACAACCATTCGCTCGGCTTACAAAAAAGCCTCATACGGCATCAAATACTTTGAGGACAAGGATACATTCCAGAGAGTACGTCAAAAGCTCAAGAGCGGCATCGCAGATGATGACATCAAGAAACAACTGAATGTGCGAGAGGATGTCATTGAGGACATCAAGAAAGAGATTCAGACCGGTGATGATATTTTCTGGTCTGTCAATGAGAAAGGCACGATTACAATCAAGCCATCCAACTACTCTGAATTTCTGGTCAAGAACGGATTCAATAAGTACTATCCAGAAAATGCAGAGAAGCCAACATTTGTGAGAGTCAAAGAAAACAAGGTCAAGATATCATCGGCTGAACAAATCAAGGACTTTGTGCTGAACTATCTGCAAAGCAAGGGTGAAATGGATGTATGGAACTACTGCTCCAGGAATGCATTCTTATTCAATGAGAACTTCATCAATATGATTGACAGCATCAACATACTGATGCTCCAGGATAGCAAGAGCTCCTCATATATCCCATTCAAGAATGGAGTGGCAAAGATATCCAAGAATAAAGTGGAGCTGAAGAGTTACATCGATGTCGATGGATACATTTGGGAGAATCAAATCATCGAGCGAGATTTCACTATGTTGGATGACTGCACCAATGACTTCCAAGATTTTGTTAGTAAGGTGTCAGCAGATGATAGAGGCAGAATCAATGCGCTTGAGACCACGCTCGGCTACCTCATGCACACATTCAAGGATAAGACTGACCAGAAAGCAATCATCTTCAATGACCAAGAAATCGATGACAACCCGAATGGAGGGTCTGGAAAGTCACTTATGCTGGCAGCACTCGGCAATCTGCGCAGAGTCGTCAAGATAGATGGCAAGAGCTTCAATCCATCCAAGTCTGATTTCGTTTATCAGCGAGTCAACCTGGACACGCAGATTCTGGCATTCGATGACGTGCGTAAAGCATTCGACTTCGAGCAGCTATTCAGCCTCATCACAGAAGGAATCACCGTCAACCGCAAGAATAAGGATGAGATATTCATTCCATTCAACCGCTCGCCAAAGATTGTCATTACAACCAACTATGTCATCAGTGGTGCAGGCTCTTCTCATGATCGCAGACGTCATGAGCTTGAGTTCTATCAGTACTTTCACAGCAAGCGCAGCCCACTCGATGAGTATGGTCGACTATTATTCGACTCCTGGACCGATGAGGATTGGTTGAAGTTCGACAACTACATGGTCAAGAACCTTCAGAAGTACCTCACCAATGGATTAATGAAATCCATTAGCATCAACGCAGATGCCAAGCGACTCATTCAGGCAACGTGCAAGGACTTCTTTGATTGGGTGGAGGAAGGCAACCTCGCTCTCGATGTATACCACTACAATGGAAGCAAGATTCAAGAATTCACCTCCGAGTTCACCTCATTCAAAGAGCTCGAGCCACGCAGATTCCTCAAATGGGTGCAATCGTATGCTGATTATAAAGGCTACAACATCACTAAAGGTCGCAATCACAATGGAAGATACTTCATTCTCGATTCGGGAAATCCCAAACCGACTCCAGAACCTGATGACATTTGGGATGAGTTAAACGAAAAAGCGAAGCAATGAAAGTAACCGACAAAATAACAATAACAAACGAGGACAATATGCAGTTAATGTCTCGTTACCCTGACAAGTATTTTGACTTGGCCATTGTTGACCCGCCTTATGGGATTGGAGCAAACAAAATGACACTTGGAAATGGAAAGAAAAAGATTTATAGAGGTCAAAATGATTGGGATAATTCAATTCCAAATAAGGAATATTTTAATGAATTAAAAAGAGTTTCAAAAAATCAAATTATTTGGGGAGGAAATTATATGACTGAATTTTTAGCTCCAACTTCATCTTGGTTGTTTTGGGACAAAGGAACTGGTGAAAATGACTTTGCAGATGGTGAACTTGCTTGGACAAGTATTGGTGGAGCATTAAGAAAAATCAACAAGTCTTGGATAGGTGCTAATGCTAAAGATGAATGTGAACGCTTGCACCCAACACAAAAACCAATTTATTTGTATGGTTGGTGCTTAAAAAAGTACGCAAAACAAGGAGACAAAATACTTGACACTCATCTCGGTTCAGGAAGTATTGCCATTGCTTGTCACGACTACGGATTCGAGTTGACTGCTTGCGAGCTGGACTCCGAATACTATGAAAAAGCAATCCAAAGAATTAAGAATCATACTAATCAACAAAAACTATTCTGATGACACGACAACACCGACAAATCCTAAAAGACCTTCAATTGAAGCACAAAATGGAAAAGTATCCAACTATCCCACCTCACCTCATCGCCCTGGACCAATGGAATGACAACTCAGCCAATGCACTGACCAAGTCAATCATCGCATTCCTTCAGTTCAGTGGATGCCAAGCGGAGCGAATCAACACGATGGGAGTCTATCGAAAGAAATACCGCACTGATGGAGTCGCCATCGGTGGGCAATGGACCAAGGGAACCGGCACACCAGGCTCAGCAGATATCTCCGCAACGATCAAGGGCCGCTCAGTCAAGATTGAGGTCAAGTATGGCAAGGATAGACAGTCTGAAGCTCAGAAAGCATACCAGAAAGCCATCGAGGAAGCTGGTGGTGTGTATGTTATTGCAAAAGATTTTGAAGGATTCTTGCAATTTTATGAGCAGTTTTGCGAATCAATCAAATAAATGCGTATATTTACAATTCAAAACAACAATTTATGACTACAAAAAAAGCGGAGGCTACACTCGCAGAGCCAATGAACATTTGGCAAAAATTACACGCTGCCAAGCAGCAGATTGGAAAGGTTGCAAAGAATGCAACGAATCCTCATTTCAAAAAGAGCTATGCTGACATCAATGCGCTGCTCACAACGGTGGAGCCTATCCTCCACGAGCATGGACTGCTACTCTTGCAGCCAGTGGTTGGCAATGATGTGGTGACTCGTATCATCGACATCGACTCTGGTGAGGTCATCGAATCATTCATGAGCCTTCCAGTCATCACAGACCCACAAAAGGTGCTCGCTGCCGTCACTTACTTCCGTAGAGGTACATTGCAGTCACTGCTCTCACTTCAAGCTGTGGACGATGATGGGAATGGTGCAGCAGATTCGCAGAAAGGAAAGCCAACAATCAATGCAGAGCGATTCAAATCAGCACTCGAAGCAATAGAAGCTGGCAAGTACACAGCAGAACAGTTGGCTTCCAACTATGAACTCACTGAAGTACAACTCAAAGCTCTCGCACTATGAAATGGCATCCATCGCAAATCGGTAAGCTGATGACCAATGGCAGAGCCAAGGACAGCATCGGAGAAACAGCCAAGAGCTACATCAAGCAGTGTGCAAAGGAGGATTTCTACAACTACACCACAGAACTCAACAACAAATATATCTGGAAGGGTAGAGAGCAAGAGCTGGAGTCAATCAACCTCATCAACTCGGTGAGATTCACCAACTACGTCAAGAACGAGGTGACAATCGAGAATGATTATCTCATCGGCACCGCTGATATTGTCATCGAGCAGCGAGTGATTGACGTCAAAACATCGTGGTCATTGGATACATTCCCTGCACTTACTGAAGATGCAGTCAACCCACTCTATGAATGGCAGCTCCGAGCATATATGATGCTATATGACAAGCCATGTGCCGAGCTGATATACTGCATGGTGACTACCTGGGATGAATTCCTCAACGAATACGAGAATCTCCAGCTGCACAGAGTCGACCACATCAATCCAGAGAAGCGAATCACAGCTCTCTGGTACGACAGAGATGAGGACATCGAGG